AAGCTCTCCCGCCTCTTGAAGCTCGGCCCACTCTTCATCACTAAACTGTTCCCTTAACGCTTCATCTCCCATAACTCTCTCCAATCTCTCCCGTGGTTTGCAGGGTGTTTCAGCCCGCCCAGAGGCTTTGTTTGACGGGGCACAAAAAAACGGCAGTCGAGTGTTCGGGCACCCGAATGCCGTTTGTTTTGTCTTTCGCTCCGTGGGATGATCAGTCCCGGTGGAGACCCCGTTACTTCTTGTTTCTAGCCATCACTTCTTCATAGAGCACTTGATTTAAAGGCGTAAATATCCTTCCCACAACCTCCCACTGGCTTCCATTGATCACCACAGCGCATGGCATGTGGATTGTCTCCATGCTGGCCTCATAAGGCGTGAGGTCATTGCTCCAATCACCCACGAAGGCGATTGTCCAGCCAAGGAGGAGGGCGAGGACCCATTTAGCCACCCATGGCCTCCTGCATCATCATCTGCTGTTCCTTCTGCTGCATACGGGCATCAATCTCATCGGCCTTCGGGTCGTCTATGTATTCCAAAACTGCAAGCCTGTCATAAATCCCTGCCTCGGCCATCTGTAAAGCAAAGTCGAGTTTCGCAATCCTCGATGTGGGCAGGCTTGAACCGCTGGTGAGTTTCACGTCAATGTCAATCAGGTCCAGGTCAGGATCCTTGGTGTGGTCCATGGGCCGGATTCTTTCCAAAGCGTCCAGCCACTTTTGGGCAATCTCCACTTTCTTCTCGGGCGGCATCTCCGGGTTCTCGCCCGCCATGCCCCCACCCATGCCCATGTCAGGGGCCTGCTGCTGGAGCATCTTGGGCCGCTCCTCGGGAGGCACCCAGGAATCCATCTCGTCAGGCTCGATAAGCCGCTCCCACTGGTCACGTGTCCAGTGTTGCAGGATCAAACCAATGACACATTTGGCAAGGAGGACAAGGCTTGACTCAAGACTATTCAGCCGTGGCATGTTGTTCATGCTGGCCATGTCCCTCAAAGCGAGCACGGTGCGCCCGCTGGGGTCCGTGCCCTCGGGGACTTTCCCACGCATGATCTCGTGTGAATCAAAGGCTGAGTTAATATCCTGCCGTATTCCCTCTTTAAACTCCAGGAAGTGCGCCGCCTGGAACGCTCCGGGCTGCACCCGCATAATACCGTTCTGAAGGGCACCGCCGGTCTTGGTGAGATCCACCTTGGCGCGGCTTCCCGGGGTTCCCGGCTCACCCTCCCAACGAACGGCGTTTTGGGCCTCGGCAATGGGTGAGTTGACGTTGTGGGCCAAGCTCGCCATGAACTGCATCACGGCTTTGCAGAATGCCTTGTTGAGATCCCTTGCGTACATGGTGGGGGACATACAGAAGGCAGTCCGGGTGCGTTGCGCCTTGAGGGGAATGAGGTTGATCACCGGGTCGCCGTCACTGTCCATGCCATAGGGGTTGACGTTCACCTCTATGAGTTTCCGGCCAACGATGATCCGCTGTTCCCGCACCTCACGCCTACGCTTCCAGTAGGCGATAAACTCCCCACCGGGCGGAACCGCATTGGCCGCTGCCGTCTCCGGTTCCTCGTCGCCGGGATCAAACTGCTCGCTGACGGGGCTTCCGCTCTCCCCACGGAAGATAACCCAGTGCTCGACACGCTTCTTGAGCATGAGGGCTTCTATCTCCCAGATGTCCTGCTCCTGCCGCCCCACGCCATCGGGTTCAATCGTGTCCTCGGCGTCAATGGTGTAGTTATCCGCACCCGTCACGCCTTCACTCTTATTGACCTCCCCCTTGACTTCTTTGATGGTGTCACGTTCCCAAAGAAGGTCTTTCTCTGGGATCTTGCCATAGTTGTCTTCGATGTACTGCTTGGTCCTGGTCCGGGCCACGATGATGTGGGTATCACTGAAATCCCTCTTGCGACTCTTGGGATCGAAATACACGTAAATCGGGTCGCAGTCGTCAAATTCTATACGCCCGAATCTCCCCTTGTCCGGGTCGAACCGCACCTTCAGCCAGCCAATGCCGCCAACCTCACGCTCCTCAGCCCAATCGTAAATAACCTGGTTGCCGTTGTTCTTGATCCACACGGTTGATAGGCCACGCTGGAGGAGCTCGGCCACATACAGGTCATTGTCACCCCTTGGGCGGGCTTTGATCTCGGGTTTCTCGGCGGTGACAAAAGCGCAAATGGATTGCAACCCCTTCACAATCTCGTTGATGTTCAAGGGTATTTCGTTTTTCTTCTCGAACCGCTCACGCTCCTTGGAATCCCAATACTCGTTCTCTACGGCATCCCATCCGTCCTCACGCCGTCTCAGCCACTTCTGACGCTCTTCAGGCTCTGCATAGGCTTTCAGGTATTCGTAAACCTCGATGACTTCCTTGGGAGCACCAGAGCGTTTGATTTGGTTGATGTCTATTGAGATCATTCTCTCGGCTCCACCTTTAAATCAACCTCTCGCAATACCTTAAAATTCCCATAACCTTCGCCAGACAGAACAGCACCCACCACTGCTTCCAAGCTGCCATACTCCTCTAAGTGGTATTCAGCGTTGCCATCGACAAGAGTTGCCAAGTAGTGTTTTTCGCTCAATTCAGACTCCCCAACGGCTCATCATTAATCCTGATCCCAGGCACATCCCGGCGGGTCAGGAGAAGTGGCATAAACAACTGCTCCACCAACATACAGAACGGGCTGATCATCTCGATGGACACAGACGGGTTGCCCTTGTCCAAGAACACCTCATAGATCGCCACCATGATAGGATCAGCCTCGATTGACGGCACCTCTTCCACGGGCTGTTCGAACTTGACGAACACACGCCGCTTCATCGCCGCACCAAGGTCTTGCAACTGATACCCCACCTCCACACCGTCCGCTTTGGTGATGTACACCTGCGTAATGTCCAGGCCACGAAACGACCCGCCCCGGCACGATATGTCAGGCGCCCGGTTGATGTTCTCCACCCACGAACGAAGGTCTTCCAGTTTGGGAATGAGGGTCTTGTCAGCCTTCTTGATCCGGTTCCGTGGTGTCCTGTCTGTGCGGTCTGCTTTCATGTTGCCAACCTTTTGACGCTTGCCTTAACATGTGTTAAGGTGTTAAGGTCTGAAACACCCCGGTAGTGGTCACAGGGCTTTATGCTCAAAGAATTATCAGGCACAGTTTCGGTTGTCAGCCGGTCTCAAGCTACTACCACTTTAAGCCTGTTTATCCGTTACTCTGGCCCCTGCCAGACGATCGGCGTCCGGGTTTGTTTGGCCTAAGACGCCTTTGAGCTTATTTCATCAGCAACTTGCCACATGCGGGTCGTACGGGTTGCTATACTGTCCATCCGGTTTCACGCTCTCGCGCTTCCTTCAGCCGTGCCCTCCACCCTGTCAGCGGAGGTTCCAATCTTTTTGGGCTTCCCCCCATGAAGATAGAAGCCTGTTCTGTGCAGCCTGCCGCGATGACACAATCGCCATAATGCCCCTCTTCCGGGCCGAGTCGCCTTGTACCCTCGTATTGGATCCAAGTGGAGCATTCATCCAAGAGCACGGCGTCATACACGGTCCCTCTGCACACACGCAGCCACTTCCGCAAGTCTTCTGAGAGATCGTGCTTGGCCTGCTCGGTCTCTGACCATCCGTACTCCTTGGTCCACTCCCCTGCCACCTTGCCGGGGAGTTGGCGTACATACTGGTTCGCACCAAGCTCCTTAAGTCTCTTAACAGTAGTTTGACCTGCTCCAGTTCTCTCAACACAGAGTAAAGCTCGCTCATGGGTCAGGCCCCCGTCAGGCAGGTAGTCAATGGCGTTTTGGTACCATTCACTGAGCATGTTGAGCATGTCGGCCCAAGTGTAAGCGTCCACGCGATTCGACCGTAGGCGGCACACGATTTCATCCAGGTGCCGGTCCTTGATGTAAGCCACCGAATAACTCTGTCCAAGGCCCTCAGACACGTCCGAGCCGCCGCAATACCTGCCTGCCCACCAATCGCCCGCCCAACTGTCCACGAGGTGATAAGGGAATCGCCACACCTCAAGGAGCCCCCTCCGGTCAGGCTCGAACACAATCTCCTTGGTCTTGGGATCACGGTGCAGGTTACCTCGGGTTCCGTCTGCTGTGCTCTCATGTCGGGCAAGGGCTTTACCGAAGTATGAGCCAAGCATTGAACTGATCGCTTCCTGCTCGGTCTCTGGGTAGTGCTGTGAAAAACTGTCCTCGTCCATGCCCTCGTTGAGCTGGTTGAGCTTGAAGAGGGGCATGTACTCTTTGTCGTCTTCTGACCACACCTGTTCGGTGGGGCGGCTTGGGTTTGCCCACCAGGGCAAGAACAGCCGGGCGGCATCGAGTTTCCCCCGCATGGCTTGCGTATACAAGAGGCGCATAAAGGGCCAGCCGGGGGCGTTTTTAATACTGTTACTGATGATGATGATTTTCCCGCCGGCGGCGTCGATTCCGGGCTTAGTTGCGTTGTAGGCTTCTCGGAAATAGCGATTCCAGCACGCCTCATCCACGATAAGACAAGTCGGGGTTTTGCTCTGCCCACCCTTCTGGGTAGTGGGCAGGCTCTTGATAATTGAATTGGCTTCTTTGCCCCTGTCGTCAATGTGTTCGAACTCCAGGTACTCGCTGGTATCCTTAACGACCTTAGTCTTCGCCCTCAGAAGCAGCCAATCGGGGAGCCTCTGGAGCATGAACCGGACTCGGTGAAGAAACTCTTTCGCCTCGGTCTCCCCCATGCTGATCACGAGAATTTCCTGAAGGGGGTAGAAAATAACCAGCCACAAGCAGTACGCCGCCACTAACCACGTCCAGCCAAGCTGTCTTGCCTTGAGGATTAGCAGCCGCGGTGACTTCACGAGAGTGGAGATACATTCCCTCTGCATCGGCCAAAGCTGAAACCTGATCGCCTGATTGGTGTTCTTGTCCTCGATCCACGCAAAATCGTCCAGAAACGCCAAAAAACTCCTCTTGGCATCCCTGAACCGCTGCTCCCGCTTGAGTATGAGTTTTCTTTTCAGCGATGGTCGAATTCCCCCAACTCGTTCTCTATCTCCTCGTCTGTCATCTTCTCGATGTCCTGGTGTACCGCTGTCACCTGCACGTTGAAATCGCCCGTGACGGCCTTAGGAAGCAAAGCCTTGACAAAGTGCTCAAAGAACCATTTCGGGTCAGCTTCGGCTTGCTGAGGTAGCCCGATGCCCTTATCTTCAAGGTCTTGAACGATGTGAAGAACCTTGGCCTTGAGTTCACTCGGCACCCTATCCTTGCTGCCCTTGGGGCGGCCAGGGCCGCGCTTCATCTTCTGTGGATTGCCGTTTGGATTGCCTTTAGCCATTTTTTTTAGTTTTAGAAAAAATTTATCCTCTCTACCTATATGTCAAAATCATTACTTTTTTTCCGCATCCTGAAGATATGCACACGCAAAGAATTGCTAGTAATTTTCAATACTTCGCAGATATCACGCCTATTAAGCCCCCTGCCCAAAAGCATTACAATCTCACGCTCCCTCGGTGTCAGCCACACCGGTTCGACCTGCTCCGGCCAAGGATAAGGCTCGGGTGTCC